CGAGTCCTACAGCAATTCAGCCATGCAGTGGGGTACAGACACCGAGCCGTTTGCCAGAGCTGCTTACGAGGCCAGAATGGATTTGCTGGTGACCGAGGTGGGGTTTATTGACCACCCTTGGATTGTCATGTCTGGCGCGTCCCCAGACGGTTTGGCTAATGAGGGAATGGTGGAGATCAAATGCCCAAACACCGCAACCCACATTGACACGCTGTTAAGTCGGGCTGTGCCAGCCAAATACATAACGCAGATGATGTGGCAAATGGCCTGTGCCGACCGCCCTTGGGCAGACTTTGTGTCATTCGATCCCAGATTGCCAGAAAGACACCAACTATTCATCAAACGCATTAACTATGACCCCGAAATGGTTAATTTGCTTGAGAATTCAGTCATCCAGTTTTTGGGTGATGTAGACCTAAAAATTCAACAACTTGAAAGCCTCCCATGAAGAAAATCAAAAACATCGTTGTCATTACCGGCACATACACAAACCGCGAGGGCGTAGAAAAGAAACGCTACCAGACCATTGGCAGCTTGTTTGAAGATGGCGAAAATTTTAAAATTAAGTTAGACACCATACCTTTGGCAGATGGTGGCTGGACAGGATGGGCAAATTGCTATGACTTGGAGGAAAAGACAAATAAGCCAGAGGGTAAATATGATGACACCAGTATTCCTTTTTAAAAGAGCAAGGTCACTTGACCCAGTGACCAGCCATGCCGCTGCCGACCAAGCCACCTTTGCTAACCAGCACTTTGACCAGATTGTGGAATGTCTCCAACGGTTTGGCGCCAGAGGCAAGGATGGCATTGCAGAGCTGACCGGCTTGGACGGTAATCAGGTAGCCAGGCGGTTGCCTGAGATGGCAAGGCTTGGCATGGTTGAGTTGACCGGCAAGACCACCAAGTCAAAGTCTGGCAGGGCAGAACGTGAATGGCGGTTTGTGCCTATTCAGCGGGAATTGATATGACACAAGAAGCATTGAAGCTGGCACTTGAGGCGTTGGAAGGTATGTATATCCAAGGTTTCACAATGGATAACAGCCCTATCAACAACGCCATCACCGCCATCAAAGAAGCCTTGGCACAGCCAGAGCAAGAGCCTGTGATTGACAAGTCAGCGGCAATCCGAATTGCAACCGCACTTGGTTGGTCACCACAGCGCACATGGCAGGGATTGACGGATGAGGAGATTTCTGAACTGATACGCGCAACACACAACACGGGGAGTTTTGTTTGCGCTATTGAAGCCAAACTCAAGGAGAAGAATTGCGCTGGCTGATCTTGTTGTCAATGGCGGTGAGCTGGCATCCCCAGCCGCCGACCGTTGCCGAGTTGATGTATAAAGCTAAACAAAAGTCTGTTAGCAAGGTCTGCAACAAACCCCGCAAGACCAAAGCCGTTAAGGAGCTATGTAAACGATGGGAGAAATAATTATCACCATTTTGGTCATGGCGGTCGGCGCACTTATTGGCATTGGCGGGGTTGTCTTGCTGCTTTATATTTTTGCAGATTAGACATTGCGCTCAAAGTGTGGGCAATCCACCAGATTGGAGAAATGACCTCCCCAGCGGTTTTTAGGATGCAGGCTTTCCCAGTAAATACCCAGCGGCTCAATGGTGGCCTTGTCCCAAATGATCTTTCCATCCTTAAAGAAGTTCAGATCAATGGCGCAGCGCTTGAGGTGGATAGACTTCATGGTTTTTGACCGGCCTGTTTTGACATATATGGCCTGTTGCTCAGGTGTCCGAGCCAACTCCCCACCAGTGACCATGAAACCCTGTGCGGTGGCGTATTCGATCAGTTTGCAGGCATCTAGCAAGAAAGCCGCTTGTTCTGTGTTCAGGCTCATTTTTCTTCCTCATCATGGGATAGTTTCACGCCAGCCAACAACCCAATAAAACCGCCCACAATGGTTTGAAATGCAGGGCTAATCAGTTTAAAGATTTCAGCGTTGTCCACTTTTTCGTCAAACAATCCTGTCATCAAAACGCCAACCATGCTAAGGATGACAACGCACAAAGTGAAGCTGACCATCAAGGTCACAAAGAAAGTTAACTTGGCTTTCATTTCTTCCTCATTTCTGCCAGTTTTTCAACCGTGCGACCACCAAAGTAAGCGCCCATGATTAGCATGCCCCAGTTACCCAGCAGGGTGACATAGGACTCATTGGCGTTGTAACCAAAGGCTGACATCATGGCAAACAAGAAGTAGCCCAGAAAGATGGCTATAAGGCTCATAGGGCGTATGTTCTTGGACAGCCAAGAGTCAGATGCCATATCTGCTTCCCAGCGGTCTGTGATGTTGTCAGCATCGTTCTGGGCGGCTTTTGCCAACAGGTCAAGCTCGGCTAGTTCCATCTTGGCTTTTTCAATGCCCAGCTCAAGCAGCCGTTCTTCGTGGTCAAACTGAAGCTGGCGCAACTTGGCAACATCTTCGGGTGTAGGATTGTCGGGTATCTTCACGCCCAAAGTGTTCTCAACCACTTCCTTGCCCTTAGCTTGGATCGCGCTGGAAAGCAGCCCTAGACCGTTCTGGGCAAGACTACCTAGTAGTGATGCAAGTATTGGAAGCATTATTTTTCCTTTGCTTTGTCAATCAATTTTTGAACAGTTTGCCGCTGCTGTTTGGTCTGCTCTCGTACTTCCAAAATATCAAAGTACAGCATTGCCATCAAAGGCAAAAGCACACCAAACACAGCAACCATAGCAATCAATGCAATCAGAAACCCCATTTCGCTATCCTCATCTGTCGGATTGCTAGAAACATCAGGTGGAGGTATATAAAAACTATCACCACTCCCGCTATTATTAGCGCCCTGTCTTGTAGTTGGTTTAGCATTTTTCTGCGTTGCCATGCCACTACCCTTTCCTTGGCCTCTTGCGCTAGTCTCTCCTGATCCTGTTCAGCTTGCAATCTTTCAAACTCATCTTGAAACCGCGACCAGACCGCGCCAAGTGCGGGATCAACGCCGTAGATCAACAATTCTCTCAGCTCAGTAGCCTGGCGCTCCAGCTCCATCTCTTGAAAGATGTTGTCCAGCGCCTGCGCTTTTAATGATTTACCCTTTGGCGGGTTTTTCTTTTGTTCGGCAGCGGCGGTTTTGACTTGTTCATGGGCATCAAAGAATTTACCGATGTGACCAGAAATCTCCATTGTGATGGAGGTGACATCCTTAGCGACCGATTTTGCATCTTTGTATAGCGCCACACCTTGCTTGATTGCAGCAATGGCGGCAAGTGCAAGTGTGAAAGGATCAATTTACAGCCCCAAAAGTTTCTTGACAAACTCACCGGCAACGCCAGGGCCAAACAAGACACAGATCATCAGCGCATACAGCAGGTACTCAATCTTGGTCATGCGCTTGTCGCCGTCAGCCAAAGTCTTTTGAATGGACTCATACCGCTGGGCGCAAATGGCCTCATGCACCGCAAAATCTAATTCAAGCTCGTCACTCATCTGCTGGCTCCGGTGTGTTGCCCTCTGCAATCCAAGCAAGGTAGGCTTGGTAGTCGGTGTTGGCGGGGTCGAATGGGATGCAAGCACCATCAAACATTCTTACAATAGTAAAAGTATTTGTTAATTTATACATTTATAACTCCGCTGCTGCTGTGTAATGTAGGAATGAATTTGAGGCAGCTGCCGCAGTACCAGTGATGGTAAAACTACGACTTGAAATATTAAACGGGGCATTAGATGGGCTTACATTATTTGTAAATGTTGTTGTAGCCGATGCGGTCGCAAGATAAGAAACCTTACTTGCATTTCCAGCACCATCCCAATATAAAATGGTTGGCGCAATTCTCATATTGCAAAGATATTGAACGGCAAATGCAATGTAATGACTTGGTATAACTGTCCCACCAAAAACCATTCCTAACGTAGTTGCCGCCCCAGGCGCTGTTCCATCATCGTATGTTTTTTGATAGTACCTCTGACAAAGCGCCAACTCAGTCCCATAAGGTCTGTAATCAAAGCTCGTTGCTGTTGAGCCTTTTTCTAACTGCACATTGCCAACTGTCCATGTAAGACCCGCTGTCAATGCGCCAACAGTAAACACAATCTGAATGCCTGTTGTAGCCGCCGCAGGGATGGTTATATTTGTAGAGAAGTTGGTGACAGTTGAAGTAACTGTGAATGTGCCTGTTGCAATTTGGGTAACAGTTGGACTTGCCAATGTGCCAAACGTATCTGCTGTTGTAGTTGCATAACTTGCTGTCCATGTAACAGTAGTCAATGTTGCCGATATAGCCAAGTCTGCTGACAATGTTGCGGTAGAGCCAGCAAGGTCATAGCTGTTCAGTTGTTCAATACGTTGACCAATACCAACAGCAGTAACAGATGCCGCACCAGTAATCTGCAATCTGTTCTTGGTTGCACCTGAACCAGCAACCTGTGCCGCAGTTACGTTTGCACCAGTACAGTACACATAGAAGCGATCAACAGTTGAATAACCCGCCGCAATCGTTGACCCCGCAGTAATTGTTGCAGACGTTGCTCTTTGTGCAATTTGCATCTGACCATTGATGATGCGGTTCTTGAAGCCTGTGTAATTTAAATCTGCGCAATTTACCAAACTACCGCTTGCTGGTGTTCCTAGTGCGGGTGTTACCAAAGTGGCAGATGTAATGGTCGGAGAAGTACCCAACACATTAGCGCCTGTACCTGTGATGGTTGAGGTTGAGATGTAATCCCAATCCCAATCGGCTGCGGTGGTTAACGTAGTTCCAATACAAACCGCATGAGCACAAACGCCTGCGGGAACTGTTCCAACCAAATTACCACCCGAGGAATTGACTGTTAACAAGCCGGTTGAGTTGTTTTCAATCTCAAAAGCCATGCCTGTCACCAAAGTGCTGGTTACAGGCAAAACAATGGTCTGAGCAAGTGTTCCAGTAAAGAACTGGCGATAGTTACTTGACACAGTTAAGGTGGTTGTCCCCGCCGCCGTAGCGGTAGTGGAGTAACCCATCTTGATGTTGTTGATTACAGGGTTGGTTAATGTGGTGCTACCTGTAACGCTTAACGTTCCCGCTATATTGGCATTTACGCCAACATAAAGATTCTTGGCTATACCCACACCGCCAGCCGTAATGATTGAGCCTGTGGACGTGCTAGAGGAGTCTGTGGCTAGGCTTGAGTTAATACCCTGTGCAAACGGTATGCGAGCCGTTGTGGTGGTCTGACCGTCCTTTGTGATAGCCGTGGACAGACCTGTTGCCAAGTCCGCTGTAAGGGCGTTAAAGGCGGTTGAGGATATGACCGTGCCTGTGACTACCGGCTGACCAGTGGTATTTATTTGGAATGTACCCGAACCATTGTAACTCACAGTAGCCACCTCCATTGAAAAGGCATATAATTGATGTTCTTACAAGAGGATTTATGGGCCATCAAGTAAAAACGGTGATTTTGTGTTCTGTTTGTGCCATGCCATCTGTGGCTCGACAATTGTGCAGCAAACATTACAAACAAGCCTGGCATTCTAAAACTTTGCACGATCATTTGGGGGTATCTGAAAAAGATGCTTTTGAGGCAAAAATTCAAAAAACCGACAAATGCTGGATTTGGAAAGGAACTAAAAACGGATATGGGTATGGAATTTTTATGATTGCTGGCGGCAAAACCGTTAGAGCGCACCGATATGCTTATGAGCTTTATGTAGGTCAGATACCTAACGGCAAAATAATTATGCACAAATGCGATAACCCGCCATGCGTAAACCCCGACCATCTTCAAATAGGCACAAAAGCCGAAAACAACGCAGACACCGCAAAAAAGCGCCGCCATAACTATGGATTGAATCATTGGAATGGAAGATTGACTGATGACAACATTGCCATGATTTGCGCCAGCACGGAAACACAATCCGTACTTGCTGCTAAATATGGCGTAAATCAATCTCATATTTCAAGGATTAAAAACAAAGCAACAAGGGCGTAACTCATTTTGTACCTTTCAAAGCATCAGCAAGTGCATTGTATTTTGTGGATTCTTCAACTTGTTTTTTGACTTCTCTGTTTTTCATAAAATCTTTTGCAAATTTTGGTGCAATTGAATTTGTTAAGCTATCCAAATACCTTGTAATCACGCTACCAGTGTTAGAGTAATTAACCGAACCAGGCGGCTTGACCAAAGCGTCTTTTAAAGTATCTCGCAAGTCTATCAATGTCTGACGGCCTTGTTTTCCAAACATATAAACAAGTTTTTCTTCGCTATCCAAGGTGTCAATTGTTGTTTTTAGTTTAGCAAATGAAAGTTGATCGCTTGCATTTTTAGTGAGTTGGTCTTTCATGTATTGAATAGTTTGACCTTGCAGCTCGGCATACGCCTGTTGCCCTTGTGGCCCACCTTTTTTCAACAACTTGGTGACAGTCCGCATTTCTTCCAAACTGCCATCAAGGACAACATGGGAAAACACATCATCTAACGCCACAGCGCGGTCTGCATAGCCGCCCTTAGTGCCAAGCAATTTAGCCACGCGGTAAGTGTTTTCAAAGTCATTTGCAAGCTCTTTGCGTTGCGTTCTGGCGGCTCGGTAAAGGTCACCACCAGCACCCTCAGTCATGTCGTTAATTACATTTTTAACTTCTTTCATGTACTTACCAGATGACTTGCCAGGCTCGCCTAATTCCCCTGCGACTTTGTATAAATTTTCAAGATCATCTACAGTAACTTGTCCATTTGTTACTTTTTTGAGTTGTTTTAACTTTGCTCCAATTGAATTAATTTCAGAAACAGAAATCGCTTCTGGCGCATTAGTTTCTAACCATTGTTCCAAAAGTTGAGTGCTTACTACTTGTTTGGTTTCGCCAGCATCTCGAGCTGCTTGGTAGGCATTGTCCACTTTAAGGGTTTTGGCATCAAATTGTTTGACCATTTCTTTATCAACAATAGTACCAATGCTTCTCAAATTCGTATCCACAGGCGCAATCTTTGTTCCTGTTTGCTCTGCTAAATCTTCAAACCGTTGCAAAATCTTTTGTTTTTGGGTTTCTTTAAATACAGTCAAACCTTTTGCCAATTCTGGATTTTCTTTTGGCAAATCAGATTCACGCTTTAAAAGCCCAAAGTCTTGTAATTGTTCGCCTTTGGTCAATGGAATATTTTGTTCCAAAGCTCGTTGTTGGCGCACTAAAGCCTGATCAGTTGCCGCAGCACCACCACCCATCATTTGCGGTTGTTTTGGTTGAAGTAAAGCCGCCATGCGTTGCTGAGTGGATACCACAGTTGGTGCAACAATGTTTCGTGCTTGACTAGTTGCAGGGCCAGATAAAACAGATAATTTATTACCCAACGCTCCATAGGTCGGCGGTAAAGCACTTAAAGCCTTGCCTAGCTGATTGACAATATCAGGGCCGGTTTCTGTGCGCGGTTGGTAAAATTGTTGGCTGGTTACTTGGGCGGCTTTTTGCCCCATCTCTTTGCCTTGTGGTGTGCCATAACCGCCATACGCCTCGCCAACCTCTCTAGCAATAGGTGTAGCCACCATTTGACCAATTTGACCCGCAAGAATTGCAGGAGATTCAATAGCACCCATAATCCTGTCTTGCATGGATACGGGCTTAGGTTGCATTGTGGTTACATTTGCAGCGCCAGGTATGTCTGCGCCCACTAATCCCAATTGTTTGTAAAACTGCGGCTTTGGAACATCGGCATAAAATTTTGAATGCAACGCATCAGCCAGCGCAACGTCTGGCATATCGTTGTACTCAGGATTTTTAGTGCGAAACTCTGCAAGTGTTGCCATTATGGTTTCCTTGGTCTTATTCCCAGCGGATCGTTTGCAAGACTGCCGCCGCCTTGTGAAGTTCCAAAATCCATTTTTTTGCCATAAGATGATTCAAGGTTTTGTTTTGCCCTGCCCAACATACCATCCAAAACTTTTACTTGCTCATTCATGGCATCTCGGCTTGTAAAAATGCCTGATATAGATGCTGGATTGGTGATTTGAGCTTCAACAATACTCATGTCAGGGCCAGTCAAAGCACCCAACTGATAGGCATCTTTTACACCCATCAACAAAGCGTTGTATTTGGCTTTCATGCGAGCCGTGTCCGATCCAACGGGTAAAGGCACTTTTGCACCCATGACCAAAGGAATTTCAGTCGGAAATACAGTCAAATCTTTTTTAAGTTCGTCTTTGTAATCATTTAAGTAGCCCTCAAAATCTTTGAGCTTTTGGGCTTTTTCCATAAATGCAGCACCAGGCGGGGCAGATGCCTGATCAGCACCTCTTTTTGCCTGCTCTAAATTAAATGCTTCTTGGCTTTTAGGGCTTAAAACTGACTGTAGCGGCATTGCTTGTGGCGCTGCTTGCGGCGCAACCGGCATGACCTGTTGCAAGGGCGTATAGCTCTGTTTGCCTTTTGGTTTTTGAGCCGGCGCTGGTTCGCCATAAAGATCGTCAAATAATGCCATTATTGCACCTTGTAACCTTTTGCTATTGCATCTGCTGTAACTTGCTGAATTGTTTTTCCAGACCTTTTCGCGGCATCTGCAATTTCAGCTTGTGTCGTAATTTTTTCAAGAGGTTTAACCAAAGGATTACCAGCCGCAACCATTGGTTTAGGCTCGGCAAATGGAATGCCCTCATAACCAAGTTTGGCTCTTGTCTCAGCAACTTTCAACATATAGTTAGCAACATCTTGCGGTGTAACCTGACCAGCGGCATTATTCAATTGTGAGCCAACCAAATTTAGCAATTGCGGATCATTTGTTATGTTTTCTGGTAAATTTTTGGCAGTGATCAAATCAGCCGCAAATCCTTTGAATTGATCTGGAATATTACCCATCGCCAACAATGTGCTTTCAGGAATATATTTGGTTATCGGCATTCCATTGGCATCAATAGTCTTAACCTCGCGAACAGGCGATTCTTTAGGCGCTGTATAAATAGCTTTGCCACCTTGGAACAAAGACGCACCTGGCGCAACTGCATGAATTTGTCGTGAAGCCGCCAATTCAGCTTGTGCCGCAGCTTGCTCTTGTGCTTTTTGTTGCATCAAGACTTGAGCCAGCATCATGCGCCCAGTGCCGGTTTTCATGGCATTAGGATTGTTTGGGTCTAACAAGTCCGCTGACAAGTAAGGCACTTGTCGGCTTGGGCCATAAGTTGGCGCAACAGCTTCAGTTTTTAAAGGCAAGTCAATAGCCGCATTTCTTTCCTCGGGCGTAAAACTCTCGGGTTGATTTTTTGTTTCGTTGTATCTAGTTACATTTTCTGGAATAAATGCAGATTCTTGCCCTGGCGTAATTACTTCACCAGGCACAGTTTCTGTTTTGCCAACATTCCTTAACAATCTGGCTACGTCTTCCTGAGAAGAAGTCTCGTAGGTTTTTTGTGCTTCATCGGCCTTACTCAAATTTTTACCAGCAATATATCCTTGCAATAGCTTTGCAAGACCAGCATAAGGACTGATTGCCACCCCTGGCATAGTAGGCATTTCAATCGGCGACATAGCTTGCTGCTGCAACGCTTCAGCCATCCTGCGGCGGCGATCCAACGCTTGCTGCTCACCAGTGTATGGGCTTAAATTAATGTCAATCATCAAAGTCTCCCGTAATCAACCATTAGATAACCGCTTTGGTGCTGGATCACTGCTTCTGGCATTACTTCCATCAGTTCTTGCGCCATCACACCGATCTGGCGACCGCCAAAGATGTCGTATTCGTAGATTCCCACGCCTATTGGGTGAGTGCCAAGTCTGACAATATTTGATTTCAATCGGCGGTCAGAAAACGTGCCTACTGGCGACATTAAAGCAGCTCCACCTAAACTAAACAAACCTGCTGTATTAGCATTTGCACTGGCAACTTGTTGGTTATAAGCGTTTTGAGCAAATTGACCTTGTTGAGCTGTTGCTTGTGCAATTGGAGCAGGGGCAACATTTGCACCTGTGTAAGCACCAAATTGCGGATTCTGAATTTGTGAGCTGCTAGTCAATGCGTTTATTTCATTCAGCGGCATCTGACGCTGTTGGATTGCTTGTGCAAGTGATTGATTTTGAGCAGTGTTTGCAAACTGACCGCTTTGTAATGCTTGGTTATATCCTTGAGCATTAGCGCCAATATCAAGGTTAAGACCTTGGGTAACAGCTTGTGTTCTGGCATCGTTTTCTTGCTGACCCAGCAAGTTAATGGCGTTGTTGTATGCCTCTGTGCCTGGACGCAGTCCCTGATTGATTAACTGTGTCTCAGTGCTAACCCGCTGCTTTGCCAATGACGGCTCAAGCCGCTGCATGATTGCCTCTTGCCCTGTCATGCCTGCATTAACCGGCATCTTGGCTATGCCGCTTGTGTCCAGCGATGTCTGAACATCAGGCCCACCAAAACTAAACGGCTTATCCAGCACATTAGAAGCAATACCCGTTCCTTTTTGGGCAAGGTTTGACAATGACAAGTCAACATTTTGTTGCGCCTCTAAAGACTTTTGCGCGGTTGGAGTAAGGGTTTGTGTAACGGTTGGAACGTCCCCGTTGTAACTTACTAACTGAGTGCCATAAGGCGTGTACATATTGGGGTTGTTGAGCTTGGCAGTAGCCCTTGCAGACTCAATATTTGCCGCGCCTTGGGCTACTGCTGCACCCGTGTAGTCAGGCGCTGCCGGTGCGGCTGGTGTTTTTTTTCCCATATCTTTCCCCTAAATATTTGCAATCATTCTTAGCCAATGTGTACAGGATCAAGTCCCCACTAGCCATGCCGTCTTTGATTCGGGCTTCTTCTGTGAATCCCATCTTTTCAACCAATTTGACACTTTTTAAATTTGTTGCATCTACTGGGACAATGATCTTTTTGACATCGCAAACCCGAAATGGATAGTCAAAAATAGCCCACAAGTATTTCGGTGTCAACCGACCAGAAATGGCAATATGGCAAGTGATTGACCGCCTATTCCAGTTCTCGTAAATCACACCGGCAACAAACTCGCCGTCTTTTTTCAATCCGATTGACCGGCATCTGGCCTCAAAATAACCGCCCTCAATTTGCTCGGCAGTCCAATGACCCACTGAATGGTCTGAAGTTATTTCAAAGCACACCGCCACCCTCGAATACCAGATCGGTTGCGACCCATTGCAATTGTATGCCCTGCGTGGCAGTTTTTAACAGCGGGGCAAACGTATAACCAATATTTGTCGCCCCCTGCCAGTTGGCAATCGGCACTAAGCCTGATCCCCAAATTGCCGCATCCCAAAGCCCAGAATCCCAGATTCCATAGTTTGATACAGAAAAGTTAAGTTGAGCTGATTCGTCTGCAAGGTTGTAGTCCACATTCACATTACCAAACACAGACGGCGTTCCATCTGTTTGAACGTGGTAGCGGATCATCTTGCACTGCTTTTGCAGGGCTGTGCCATAGGTCTGAAAGCTCTGTAAAGCAAATCCATTGATGTCGGATGTGCCATCTGTATTGCCATTCCATGCCCGAGCCACAAATCCATTGCCGCCATAATAGGGATTGTCTTTGTGCAATTCCCAGCAATTTGCCGCCCAGCCGGTAAAGTTACACCAGCTTTTTGTGATGTTGTTCATCACATATTGCTGCTGGCTACCCACCGCAATTGGCACATTTAACAGCAATTGATTCTCTTTAGGGTAATACAGCAAGCACCACCCAAACGTGTCACCGTAGGTCGATATAGCGGCGCTCATGGCGTACTGAATCTTGTTGGTGATAGACACCCTTGGGTCAAGCCTAGAGCTTTGCAATGAGCCACTCATAGGCACTACGCCATCCTGAGTAATGATCAACAGGTCACCGCCAAATTTAGTCCAGCATCTGCGTCCAATGGGTGCGCCTACCGTGTAAACCCCAATCATTGAAATACCAGACGGCGTGGTTGGATCAGTTAAACGCCAGACCACAACTTCGCCAGATGAGGTAATAAACGCTAAGTAATCGTCCATGCCGTAACCAGCATCTAACGTCCAAGTCATCCCCGCCATGATGTAGCCGCCCTCTTGCACCAAACTAGACATATCCAGACTGGTTGCAGCTCCACCAATTGAGTTAATCGGTAAATACCACGCCTTTAATGTGCCTGTTTCGATCAACCACACTCGATTTTTAAACAAAGTGATGTTTGAGCAGGTCGCCGTATTTACTCCAGTAATGTCATAAGGTGCGCCGTCACCGTCTTTAAACCAAGTCGTGCCGTTGTAGATTCTGAGCTTGTCTGCACCATTGACCGCCATCAGGTAAGACCCCGCCGTGGTGGTCATGTTGATGTATTGAAACTTGGCGTTACTTAAACTAGTGACATCAGCAGACCCCACCGCACCGGCGCTAGTCACGTTATAAATACTGTCAACAGATGCCGCAAACAGCTTGCTTGCCGTGCCTGAGTTATATGCCATCAGGCTTTCGACCTGACCAGGCAACCCCGTGGCGTGTTGCGTGTACCCACTTCGCAAAATTACAGAGTTTGTGCCAGGCCAAAAATTAGTCAGCGTCACCGCATCCAAAGGATCCATCGCCCCCAGCGCATCTCGAGCATTCCATCCACCAATTGGCGCGGCAACAGTTACCGTTTGGGCAGACTGTTGACGGGGTATTTTTGCAAATGAATTCAGCATCAGACGCTCGGCCAGTTACCGTCTTGCACACTCCACGGGCCAACCAGTTGGTTCATTCCCACTGGTGCAAGGGACATTGCAGAAACTGGGACATCCTGCGCTTTACAGTATGAAAGTGATCGCATGAACTCGCCCAGCTCCACCGAATAATCCAGCTTTTTGGCTTTCAAAAAGTAAAACTTTAGCCCCGCCAGCATTAGGTCATCAGGAAACACGCAAGTGTCTGTGTCTGCTGTATACGCTGATTTTGACCCTTGATCTGAGCCTGTGGCGCATACCCAATAGTTTGATACATACTCAAAAGAAAAGTTATAAACCGTGGTCAAGGCTTGGAAAATACGAAATTTGTTGTTGTAGATTCGGTAGCGTTCCCTTGGGCCAATCGAAATAATGCCGCCCTGTAAGAATTGCCAATCCTGAGATGATTTAGTACCAAGGTTGCGCCAGTGGTCAGTTCTGTCCCAGTTTGTGTCTGAAATCATGCGGTCGTACCCGCCTGGCAAGTCGTAATCCTGCTTGGCAAACGTCATTGAAACCGATGCGGTGGACGTGGTGACCGGCGCATTCAATGTGACCTGCGTACTGCTGTCAATTGTCAAAATTTCTGCATACGGTGTCTGACCAGTGCCTGTAACCACATTGCCAACCTGCAAACCAGAGGTATCAGGAATGTTTGTGATGACCTTAGACCCTGCCGTGATGTTTCCCGTGGTGCTCACAGCAACCTGTGTTTGCCAAATATAGGCTTGCACCAAACGTTGCCATTCAAAGTCCCTGACCAAATCCTTGCCCAGCCGGTTAGCCAAAGCAAGAATTTGGATGGTCTGATTGTTTGATGAGCCAATTACTGCCGCTGGCTGAGTTAGGCCCAACTCTGCGGACATTTGGTCAACCAGTTGCAGTAATGTGTAGCTCATATCATTCCTCTACGGTTTCTTTTCGTGGTCTGCCCTTTTTGGCAGTCAACTCGTTGATCATCTCACGCAATTGAGCAATTTCAGCGGCTTGAGTCTGCATTACTTTCTCAGTCTCAGCCCTTACGTTGTCCATCAATTTAGAATCTTTTGCCGCCAAAATGAACGTGCGAGCCTTATCACGCAAGTCGTTAAAGCCCATGATCTTGTTGCCCACCGAGTCGGGGAGCTGTGCGAACTGGTCAATGGTAAAAATGTTAAGCGCTCTAAATTCGGCTTTTTGTGTGTCGCTCAGAATAGGCCATGCGTCCAAAGGAGTACCAGAGACACGGTTTTCTTTCTTTTGCTCAAACCTTGCCCATTCAATTGGGTGCTCCTCAACGTCAGTCGGGCGCATTGGGCGGTCAACGATCAGGGTAGAGTCGCCAGGTACTAATTTCTTTAAAAATATCTTTTCATCAAAGATTGGGCGGTTTTCCTGCGCCGTTTTGAATGAGTTTTGCACCTGCTTGGTGTAGAAAAACACCGCCATCTTGCCACGGTTATCTTCCATCCAGCTCTCGTTTGTCCAACCTGCCACTTCGTTTTTCATGCTAATTCCTTGAGTTTGAAAGCAGTTTCCTGCATTAGACCATCGCCGTAAAACACCACTTCAGCATCCTGCGTCTCTATGAAATTTTCCATTTCAATCGCCGCTTGTAGCATCTGCTGTGTTGTCTGGAAAGTTCTCAAACCAACTCTGACCATGATTTTAGTCTGATCCTTGCCAGTATGAGCACCTGCGTGACGATTTTTTACAAATGAACAATCCATGCCATGAATGTCAAATCTGCGAAACCCTAAAGCCGCCGAAACATTCATAGCTCGCATTCCTACACTCGAACCGCCACCTATCAGGCTTTCCATTCCCTCGGGATGATTTTGGGCAACCCACGCCACCGTCTCAAAATCATTCCCATTTACTAAATGCCATACCTTAACATTTTTCCCTTTAAGAATCTCCCAAAAGTCTGGATGACACACCGAGGCCATCAGGTACTTTGTGTTCTTTTGTGGCTTTCTTAACATCTGCGCCTTGTGCGCTCTGGGGTCACAGTCCACATGAAAGTCGGGAATAACACCCCTCTCCACCAGATAGTCGTGCGCCCCTGAGACCGTCATGATCGGATGCCTGAGCTGGCGCCAAGTGTCCTCAAGGCTCGGGCCATAACACGCAATGGTCATGCGCCTATCGTTGAATTTGCCCTTTTTCTTGAGCAGGGGCAAGTGAATTGCCTTTGCCATCTGCTCATGGCGCTCATCGTTGGTCAAGACCCCTTTAAGCATTCCACCCTCATGTCTCTAAATGGAAAATGGTATCTAGGCTCGCAGAATGTAATTTCTTGCATTCCTACGGTCTCCAACATATCCCTCAAAGGACGCTGAAACCAGCCCCAATGATGGCACATTGCCTCTGACTTGTATTTAGGATCACCATATAACGCATTTAAGGTCATAAACGGTTGTAACGGCTCTTTATTGACAACGCAATTGTGGACATAGGCAAATACCTTATCCATGCAGGGAAGCTCTAGGATCATCTTGCCGCCAGGCTTGAGCACTCGTTTCCATTCGGTCAGCAGGTCATAGACTTCCCACTCGTAAAAGTGCTCTAAAACGTGGATCGCAGCCACCGCATCGGCTGAATCGGTAGCTAACTCAAGTTTTCTCAGGTCGCACTGGATGTCTGCAATATCTGAATGCAGGTCAACGTTTATCCAACCGTCCCATTTTTTCTTTCCGCATCCAAGGTTGTAGGCCGTTTCGTAGCTATCTTCCACTTGTCGATCAGTATTCGAGGCGAAAATTCTTCCCTCACGAACTTCTGCGCCTTGGAAATGAGTTCGTTCATGTTCTGCTGTGTTGTCCATTCGATGCCCTCTTTGATGTTGCCGATGTAAATGGGAAAACCCTCCAAAGCTGGGTGCGGCTCTGCAACCACAAAACAACCTTGCCTGATCGCCTCAATTGCCCTGTTTGCGCTCTTGTAAGGAGCTGTGGCAGGGATCACCACTATATCGGCTTGGGCAAATTCTTTTAGCATGGTCTCATTCGACCAAGGAATCGCCCCATCAAAGTTTGATACCACCCGCAAGGGATAACCCTCAATCTCAGGCAATATGCGTTTTAGGCTGTCACGGTTGACATGATGCCCATACCAAAGCAAATTAACCCCAGCGTAGTGCGGTGGCATCTCGGGGTACTCATAAGGGTCAGGAATGACAGTAGCATCCTTACCCAGCTCTTTTATTCGTTTTGCCATCTCAGCGGTCGGACAAGTCACCGCATCGGCAAGGCGTAACGCTTCTTGGTAGTGAGGCCAATCAAAGTGATCATCACAGAAATCCACCACCACCCACGCCCCTCGAGCTTTAGCCCGAGCCATGTCCATCAGCTCATTGGCCTGCGGTTTGGCAAATATCAGCGTGTCAGCAGTCAGGTCGTTCAGTGTTGCCCATCCTCTTGATGGAATCTTTGCCCGATAGCGCCAGCTGGCCGCATTCTCATTGCCCCAATGGATAAATGATGTGCGGTCGTTAAGCTCACGCTTTTGTTCAATGATGCCACCCAACTCAATCATGTTCTGCTCACGCTTTTTGATAATTGCTTGGATCAGACCATGCCCATGCCCAACAAATGTAGCGTCTGGCAGGTAGTCATAATAGGTTTGGAAATGCTCAGCCTGCAAAGCCATTGCCGTATTGCAGTAAAACGTCTCTCCATTTGGGTCGATTTGGACTTCAACCAAATTGTCGCCATCCTTAAGTCTTTCGCCATTGACCCTGAGCATCTCGCCCATATTACAGGAATCAAACCCAAACAGCTCAAACTGGCGGTAGCCAAGGACGTAGAACAGCGATATAGCCCTTAATCCCGAGGTTGTGCCGCCACCTATCAACATTGAGTTTTTAGGGCGTGTCTGCCCCTTTTTGACGTATGGATGCCATATTGTGACCTGATGTCCCTCAAGGTTGTCAAACATCGCAGGATGGCACTGACTGGCAATCATGTAATGCACAGCTTTGTGCGGTTTGTAAAACGCTATTCTGTGTTCTTGTGGGTCAATGGCTAAGGCGTAATCAGGTATTAAACCCTGAGCAATGAGCCAATCATGTGCGCCCTTAATGGCGACCACAGGCGACCCCGCAGCTTGCATCTTTTTAATGACCTCTACTTTCCCTCTTACGCTTGGTGCGCTTGCCACCAAAATAATCGGATTGGTCTTAATAGGCTCAGCTTGTTTGACTTGCGGTAAGCCTCTTGCGACAGCCGCTTCCATGTGTGCAAACAGTGTCTCATCTTCTGCGACACATTTACCAACGATTTTTAGGGGAACAGAACTCATTAAAAAGCCCCCTCCTTTATGGGGAGAGGGCATCAGCTTTAGACAGGATTAGATGTCATCAAGCCTGCATTGTTGACCATACAGAATGGTGCAGATGCAGAAGTGGCAGATGTATTAGCCACGATACCTTGAATAAAGCCAGCAGACACAGTTGTGTCATCCAGCTTACCAGCGGTAGAAGTGGTGTACAAAGGCACTTTAGGATTGCAAGCAATCAACAAGTTAACCTTGAGCATACCGTTCAAGCCTACCCAGCCGTAGTAGCTGGAGGCAATCGCAGTTTGTGCAAAGCCAACTTGATTCCAACCTAGCGTTGCAGCGTTTGTCGTGGTGATCGGAACAGCACGCATCACAGGAGTTTGGCTCGCTGAGTCTGCAAATGTGCTCATGATCACTGCGTCATATGCCGCAATGTCGGATTCGGCACGCACAAACATATACACGCCGTTGTTGGAGGTGTTCACCCGTGTACCAGGAGTAACAGGGAACAATGTTGTAGAACCGGCAGATGTGCTCGCATAAGTAGCGGTCAGATCAATACCAATTTTGCCATCGGTGACGTAATCAGCCATGATTTTGCTCCTTATTCAGTCATTACGCCTTGGAACTGAAGTCCCGAGGCAGTCATATTGCCAGCCCAGCCGATCAAGCGCACGATGGCATCTTGGTTGGTAGACATACGCTCATCACCAATCGGAACAAAGTTACGATTTGCGTGAGGACGGAAGAAAATGTATTTTGTGTTCAGGAAATAGCCGGTACTTGCGGGAATGTTACCGCCGATACCACCGTCCAGAACCACATCTGCATTCATGTACTTGGAAGCAACAAAGCCGAGTTCAGCCATTTTGCTTGAACCAGGAAAACGCTGAATGTTTTGCAGTGAGGACATGAAGAAGCCCCACAGGTTGTTATCCAACAGGATCAAATCGACTACGTCAGAGCCGCGACTTGTCTTTGCATACAGACGGTTAAAACCAGTCTGAATGT